TTTATCTGGGTTTGTAAAATTTACTATAACTCTATTGTATCTTGAGTTTTTATTTTTACTTCCAACACTTATTCCGCCAATAATATTATCTTCGTCTAATGAAATGGTGGCACTTCCAGAAGTTTCTACTAAGACATTATATTTACCACCTGTAAAATTAAGGTATGATCTTGTTCCTTTTACAAAATCTTGAACTATATCTATGGCTTTTCTTGATGTATCAACAACAGGGTGGCTATCCATTAAGTCGATTGCACTCGCACCACTAAATGGTGTTATATCTGCATCACAAACATCACCAGCAACTTGCCAATCAGCATAGTTTGAATCAAAATAACTATTAGGAATACCCATACCAAATCTTTCATTTCTTAAATAGTCAAGCATTTGATAAATACCATTATCTGAATATTCCCAAGTCGTTGAATCATCTTTTCGATGGCTACCACTTCCTCCTGTAACTGTGCTATCAAGGTTTGGATTATATACTTTTCTACCTTTAATAATTGCATTTACAGTAGGCAAAGAACCAAAAGCATCTGCATTCCATTTAAACTTTATTGCTAAATATGCCAATCCTCTTAATCTATGGTTTGATGTCCAAGAAGAAAGTCCTGATAATAAACTTGAAGCACTTTGACTATCTAATCCAAAATGTGGCTCAACTGTAATCAAACTTTCTGCACTTGAGTCATCATCAGGTGCTTTGAAATAATTTGCATCAGAACTTGCTACAGTTCTTTGTGAATTATCAGCAAAAGCACCACTGAAAGTTACTTCATTATCATTTACAAATATCTTAGTAATACCATCTATTTCACCCTCTGATAAAATTAAAGCCATGTATAAAAACTCATTATCGGTACCACTCGTTTCTAGAAAAACTACATTGCCTCCTACTTTTCTTGTGCCATAAACAATCGGTATGTGAGCATTAGCACTTATTTTATTTATAAGAACACCTCTAGCATTGATGTCTTGTTGATTATCGCCGAAGTCAGGAACTTCTGGTATAGGATTCAGCCAACCTACAAAATCTACAACTAAATCAACTACAAAATCTACAACACCTGTAACAGCATCTATTGTATCTTCAATTATTTCGCCCGGATCACACATCTGAGTACCTCCAAAGTCCACCTAATTTTTCAAAACCATATCTATCTAATAATTTATCTGCCATCAATTTAGTAGATATTGTAAGATGTATATGCCTCCCTTTTGCCTGATTTTTAATTATATCCATGGTTTGGTTAAATAACTTAAATGATCGATATTCTTTTAATATATAAATTACTTGAACTGATAGTAGTTGTTCTCTAGACCATAAATATTCATTGAATAAAAAAATAGTTATACCTACAATTTTATTTTTATCTAAATCCTTAATTAAAATTATTTTACCCTTTTCTAAAAACATCATCAAAGTTTGTTTCATTTTAGGTCTATTAATATGAGGATAATCAAGAGCTGGTGCTTCTTTTTCAAACTCGTTTAATATTTCAAATATTTCATCTAAATTTTTGTTTGTTGTTTCGTAAAAATGAAAACTAGCCATTATACTCTACCCCATTTTATATCTCTTGCAGTAAGTGCCGCAAACTCCATACCCTTGTCGCCACTAAAAAATCTTTGTTGAGCATTATCAGTAGTAACTCTGCCACTTGTTTTACTGAAGTTTCCCCAATGTGAAGTTATCTGTAAAACTAAATTTGAAGTCTCTGTTGTATCTGTAATTTTATATTCATCAATAGTGCCAAAAAATAATAAAAATGGATCTGCTATTAGAGCATTACTTGTATCTAAATATCCTCGATAAATATAAACTTCAGTATTAATTATATTTTCTGAAAGTGCTATCTGTATGTAAGTTTGATCTACTCCTGATAAACTTAATGACAACGTGTTTTTGGTAGGTTTGTTTGTTTCGTTGATTCCTGTTATGTTTCTAAAATGACCATTAGATACATAAGTTCTTGATGAGCCAGATACACTAGATGTCAAATCGAATGATGCGTTTGTTAAATAAACAGGAGTATTAAAATCAATCTCTATTAATAATACAGGATCAATAACTCCTGTTGCTAATTCGTTTTTGACCGCAGTAGTTAATCCTCTTGCCATTATAAACTTTCAATAACATCAAACTCATATCGGAATAAAAGGTTTCCGTCTTTATCATTTTGAGTAGTTTCAAACTCTTGAACATCACTCGTTAAATGTACAGTAAAAGGTACTGAATCATAGGTTACACTACTATTATTTGTTAAAGCAGTTCTTAATGGTGGCTCTATAGTAACTGTTGCGGCATTAGATGATGAAGTTACATCTGCAACAACCATATATACTTTGTCGTGTGCAAATTTTATTAGATCACCAGCTTTTAACCTACCAGCTCCATCACCAGCAAAACCATCAATGTCAATGGTTGTATCAGCCGAGGAGTGTGCACCATTCACTAACAAAGTTCCTGTTTCATTACCCTGTGCATTAAAATAACTTGGCAACGTAATAGTAAAATTTTCTTTTTGTGATCTTTGTTTCATTATAAATGCCATGATAGGTGCAAACTCCGACCTTTTCATAGGAGGATATGAAACTGTAAAACTAAATCTTTGTCCCTGTACTTGTCTTCTAAAAGTTTTCCCACTGTCAGTTTCACTAAACAAAGTTTTTTGATTATTTTTAAAATTGATTGCTGAAAAATCTGTATTTGGTAATGCTCCACTCATATTAAATTACTGCCATCTTTCCTTTTTCATTTACTGCTTGATTAATTATATTTACTAATACACCTCTGCTATTAACTAATAATTCATTAAACCCTCTAGCATCAACAGTATTGATATTAAAATTTACTGTTACAGGCTTACCACCCATACCTAATTGATTGTTTGGTACAACAGTACCAGCTTGATCTGGTATAAATAATTCTGGACCAGCTTCCCCAACTATGGCAGGCTGACCAACTGCTGGTCTTCCACCTTTTTCAAATCCTCTAATTTTATTAACCATTCCCATACCAAAAGCAATAGCACCACCAACTGCGGCAATATTAAATGGGAAAGGTATCTGAGCAAAAGTTTTTAATGCACCCTCATAAACACTAATTAATGCTTTTTTAATTGCGTCCATTTTAAACATTTCTTTTGCTTTTTTCATCGCTGAACTTACTGCGGCACCTACTAAAGCATTAACTATTTGTTTTATAATTACTCTTGCTAAATCTTCTATTTGTAATTTTCCTGTCATCACAAAATTAGTAAGAGCATCGGTTAAATTTTTAAATGCGTTTTTACCTACTTGTTCAAAATTTTTAGTTACATCAGAAGCAGCTTTCATGGATTCTTTAAATCCTTCTCTAAAACCTTCGTATGCTTTTTCTAACATAGTAACTTCATCTCGTTCTTTTTTCATCTGATCTTGAGCTTCAATCATTCTTAATTTTCGTAAGTGAGCAAATTTTGCTAATTCTGCATCAGCTCTTTTTTCTTGTTCCATTAATTCGTCAACTCTTGCTAAATAGTCAATCATGGATTGTTCCATGTGTCCTGTGCCTATAATCACAGTGTCTAACGCACTTTTTAATTTTGAAATATCTATGTCATCAGCATTGAAAAACTGTTCAATCATTGCCGCAGTGCTTTCGGTCACTGATCCAAAATCTATTAAATCTAATCCTAGTTTTTCTAAACCAACATTTATTGCTCTCTTAATATCGTCAAATAATGATCCGATCGCTATAATTAATAATTTTGTTTTACTTCCTAACATTAAGAAACCTATAATACCCATAGCTCTCATTTCAGGAGGAAGCATATTTATAAAACCAAATATATTTCTTACCGAATCAACAAAAAAATCAAATACAGGTCGCATCAGGTCAAGGACTCTTGCAGTTCCTAACATTATTTTTCTTAATGCAGTAACTAATGCCTCACTAAATGATTCTGCGGCTTTCTGTAATGAACCAAAGTTTTTTTGTAAAATATTTTCTACTGCTATTAAATTAGATTTAAGGAAATCAAATGCACCAGCTTCCATAGTAGCTTTTTTAAATAAAAATATTTTATCGCCGATCATTGATAAAACACCATCAAATGTTTTTGCTAAATCATCTGTTGCTTTACCAAATCTTCCTCCGGGACCAAAAACTTTTTCAAATGCTTCTGCTGTTTCCTCTGCTGTTACAGTAGCACCAGCTTTGAATCCCAATAAATCTCTTACACCTCTTTCTCTAAATAAATCTGCCGCACTAATGCCAGCTGAAAGTGATCTTTGTATTTGTTCTGAAGCAGTCCTAAAATCTAATCCTGTTACTGCCGCAACATTACCTGTTATTTCTAAAATTTTTGATAATTCGTTTGCATCTTTTGAAACTACTGCAAGTACTCCAGCACCTTGTTGTATTTCATCAAGAGAAAATGGCACTCTACTTGCAAATTTAGCCATTACGTCAAATGCTTTAGCACCCTCATCAACAGTACCAAATAAAAATTTTAATCTAACTTGTAATCTTTCAATATCTCTTGCAGTATTTACAAATGATCTTGCTACGATTCCGCCACCTAATGCGGCGAAAGCAACTTTTAAATTGAATACAGAATTTTTAAGATTGTTTACTCCCTTGGTGGCAGTTTGCATTGCCATTCGGGTTTTATCTTTTGCGATAATATCTATATTTACTTTTTTTGTAGCCATTTATCTTTTCATCTTTGCAATTCTATCTTGTCTATCTCGTTCTTCATTTTGAAGATTAAAATATGCCAACCACATATTAAACTCAACGACTGACATTTGCAAGATTTCTGAAACTGTTTTGTGCAGTTTCTCGCCTAAAGCAAATATATTATGAAGTTCTGGGTTATTTTTTAGTTTTTTTTTGCATCTACGATGTTTGTATCTTGTGTTCCCATTATCCTAGTTGCAACGTCAGCAATCACATTCGTATCAGCTTTTGTTTTAAAAGATAAAATATTTGTAGCATCAAACATTTTTTTCCCATCTTTTGTTAATGCTTTTTCAACTATAACATCAATTAAAACTATTAAATCTGTAGTAGTTGCACCTTTAAATATTTTTGCCTTTTCTTGCATATTAAAAGGTTTGCAATGTATCGCTTTATCGCCGATTAAACCCCATTCTGGAACTTCAATAACTTTTGTTTCTTGAGCATTAAAGTGATCTCTAATACCCTCAAAATAATCTATCTTTTCATCAGCCATAAATTAGGATTATACAGTGCCGATAGTTAGACCACCATTACCTTGAACTGTAACTGTTCTTGTAGTTACACCATCAAGAGTTACACCAACTGACATTCCTGTAACGATGCCTGTTCCAGATAATTTTTGCTCACCTGATCCAGAACCCTCTGGCATAAATTCAAAACTTAAACTTGAGCCTTGAAGTAATGTGCCTTGAGCTGTGTCATCATCATCAAAATTCATGTCAATAGATGCTGTAAATGTTCCTCTACCAACTACATACGATTTCATAGAACTACCTAAAGCAGTATCCTCTACTACGTCGTGTGTTGTATCAACTGTAAATCCTGTTGCTTGACCAATATTAGTTCCACCAACATGAACTACTGCGTCTTTACCATGATGCGTTGCCATATTTTACTCCTTTGTCTTTTTAATTTCTTTTATAATCTTTTCAGTTTCCTTTGCAACTGAAATATTTTTTTTGTTATCTAAAGTTTGATAACCAAGTTTTGTATAATGATCTACAAAATCTGGTGATACTCTTATCACACTATTTCCTTTTTTCATATCTACATCTTTAGCCATTATGCAGTCCCCCTTGTAAATTCATACATTACACGCACTGTTATTCTTACACCACCATAAGGATATATTGCACCCTCATCAGAGTTAGCAGAAATTATTTGTGTATCTAATGCATTTCCATTTCTAGTTATATCAGAATCAAGAGTTTCTTCAACCACTTCAATTATTTGATTTCTTACTGTATCAATATTTGCATCAGTTCCTTTTCCAAAAGCAACTATTAAAAAATCTATTGTTCCTGTATATTTACCAGCTCCGGTGGCACCCATAGCAGATGGTTCTCTAGTTTCTTCCCCAGATTGTATAAATGCGGCAGGAAACTGTGCATCTGATAATTCCTCTACTTCAAATGGTTCTCTAGTTAATTTTTTAAACTCAATAGGACTTGTAACTGCATCAAGTTTTGTAATTATATCATTTGCAATGTTTTCTCTTTTACTCATAATCCTACCGCACTAAAATAAAATTTTGCAAACTCATTTTTTAATTCTTCTTCTTCTCTTCTACCTATAGAAAAAAAAGGTCTGACAGTTTTTCTTTTACCCACTCCAAAAAAATCGTGTTGTGCCGCAATCTTTTCTCTTTCTTTATTTGCAAAAAATAATCTATTTGTTGTTCCTCTTTGTTTAAAATCTAAACTTCTAAACATTTTTCCTGTATCTGTTAAATCAACAAATCCTGTTTGTCTTCCTCTATCTTCTCTATCTTTTTTAGTTGATTTTGCATAAGGCAACATTTTACCACCATCTGGTAAGTTACCTGATTGAGTTCTTTTTGTAATCATAAGAACTGCCATGTTTGAGACTCTATTTAAACTTTTTTGAGTAGCAGATAATTGTTTTCTTGATATACCTTTTAAAAAATTTCTAACTTGTAGTGTGTTAGCTTTTATTTTTAGTTCCATTATCTGACCAATCGTAATTGATGTAACGATTCTTTTTCGCTATCAGATACCGTACCCCCACCATCTTCGTCGTATTCTACCCCGTCCCTCAATATTGCTTGGAACTCTTCTTCGTATCTGTCCCTATAAAAATCTATCTGAACTTGAAACGTATCTTTACCTTCGCCTGTATCTGGATCTCGCCACTTTGTAAGGATAGGGTATATGTATTTCCATAATGCTAAATATACAACGGATAACTCCCATTGATTTTTAGTAAGTTTGCTGTTTGTCATTTCTACTGAAGTTACTTTTGTAATATCTTTGTATCTTACTTGGTGTCTATATCTTTCCCACCATTCTTCTCTAATACGTCTTAATACATCGTTTTCAGCAAATTGTATTTGATCTACAAAAGTAGTTACTCCAAACCCTAAGATGTCTGGTTGTATCTTTTGCAAATGTGTATTCTGCACATTAAATACAGTAGATGACATTATTTTTTAGTTTTCTTTTTTACAACTTTTTTAACAACTTTTTTAGCGACCTTAACAGGTTTTTCTGCTTTTGGTTTAGCAGTTTTACCATCATCTAAAAACCAACCACGCATATTGAATCTTTCAACATTGTTTTCGTAGTCAACCTTTTTTCTTTCAATAACATCGCCATTGTTATTAGTAAGTTTTACTGTTTCTATTGTCATAATTTTTTATATCAAATATGGGGTGGATTGACCACCCCATAATTTAATGTTTATTAGTTAGCTAAAGTATCAGCTGTTAACTTAACTCCATAAGTATCATGAAGTTCACCAACACCGAATACTGCTGTTGCTACAATCTCATCAGCTCTTAAACTTGCATCTCTTTGAGATTCAATTTTTAAATCTTGCATCATAGCAAGACCTAGAGCATCTTGTGAGAAAACACCACCGATAGAATCATCTGAACCATCAACTGAAATATTTGATGTTTCAAAGATTTGGATACCAGCTACGTTACCTACGAAACCACTTCTCATCGCTTCGTTTGATAACTCAGTATCTCTACCAACAAA